ACCCCATGGGGCTTTCCAATTATATACATCTTTTAATCTGCGTTGAGAAAAATCAATAACATTAACTTTATCTCCGCGGAATTCAGTTGCTAATTCTACTGGATTTTTAGTTGAAACCCAAGAGCCTCCCGTAAATGATGCATTTTCTTTCCAATATGTTCTAACTTGAGTACCTGCAGTGAAATCACGGCGCAATGCATTAGCATCGCCATGGGTACCAAAACCATATGTTGATTCTAGATTAAATACTGTATATGCGCCGCCTGGGACTATAGATGCTGCAGCATAAGCTGTTGCAATAGCACTAGACATCACATCGCCATTTCTTATATTTCTAGTTGCAGCAGATGCTCCATCTAATCTAACATTGTTAACATCAAATACTAAACCTCTAAAAGATCTAAAATCTTTATATTTTGTAATTGACCATTTTGATAATTCGTCAATTCTAGTTATAGGAGTGAATACATATGACTGATTCATATTTTCTGTTTCGCCGGCGCCATCTCCACTTAATCTAATTATATTAGATGTAACGGGAACTGGAATTCTTTCTATTTGCGGAGATGCAAATTGTTGAGTTAGTCCTGAACCAAATCCTGATGCTAAACCTGATAATGCATTTCTACCTATTTGTGATCCAATTGTTCCAGCAGCCGCATTTCCTCGATTTTGTAAAATGTCATATCTCGATGCATATGTAGATCCTGCAGGATTAGTTGTTGCAGTAAAATCATCTTTACTAACTAATCGATTATCAGTTGATAATAATGGTTGATTTTCAAATTTTGTTCTAGTATCAACAATTGGCTCGGTTACTAATAAGGATGTACTATATGGATTTTTATAATCATAAAACCAATTTTTTATTTGAGTTGGCATTTTGTAATCCTTATGCTATATTGTTTATATTGTTCAATGTTTGACCTTGGCGTATTTCTAAACTAGATTTAATTTTATCACCGTCAAACACGTTAGTAACATGAAATGACATTTTACTCAATGCAGCAATTACTGCAGATGCACTTCCGCCGCTACCTGCTTCTCGTATATTAGGTGCAGCTAAAATATCATCACCTGGATTCATAGTAAATGCACCAAATGGGCCTGATATAACAGTATCTCCACCGCTAGCCGGAATAAATAAGTCTTCCTTTCGTCCTAAAACTTCATTGCTAATTGCAGCGCCGCCACCGGGTTTCATTGAGCCAGCTAATCCAGTTAAACTATTATATGTTTGTACTGTACTTCTTAATGTATTTATCCACTCATTATTAGATAGTGCTTCAGCGATGCCTTGAGCGCCACTTAATGCTGCTGCTTGTGCGCGTTGTGCTTCAGCTGATATAGCCGTAACTTGTTCGCGCATCTTTTCTGGAGTATCATATTTTTGTAATATAGCTGCGGTTTCTTCTAAAGCAGCTTGATCTTGTAATTTTTCTTTTTCCGACCTAATATCTAATCGTTGTTCTAAAGTTTGATTTGTATTTTGTTCAATTTTCCCAGCTTCTGCTGCAGCTTCATTATTTAATTTTTGTTGCGCATACATATCTAGTAACGCAGATTTTTGTACACCGAATGCAGAAGCTGCTTTTTCTAATAAAATTGGATTTTGTTTTAATTGTTCACCATTTGATTTAACGAATTTTTCTAATTCTTGTTCTAATGCTAATGCATCGCCAGAAAGAGCTGCTTTTTGTATTGCAGCAACATTTAAATCTTTAGCTCCTAAAAGTTGTAATTCTAATTCATTAGCAATTGCTGATTCGACATCTAAGAAATTATCTCCTATACCTAATAAGGTATTCATTTCTACACCAAGTTTCTTTGCTGCTAATGCGGCTTTTACAAAATTTTCTTTAGACATACGGCCGAAACGAGCTGCGGCTTCTGAATCCATTGATGCTACTGTTTCAGCAATAGTTGCTTCGACAGCTTCAAATGTAGTACCGGCTTCTACAGCAGATTGTTTTAGGATTTCGGTAAATTTATCCATTCCTTTCGAAACAGTTTCATTACTACCTGCAAATAATGTCTGATTTTTTAAAAGTTGTTGATATTGTTCGTCAGTTAACTTTAATTTATTACGCATTAATTCTGCCTGTTCGGCAATTTTAGCTCCCAATCCTCCAGCATTTTTTAAAAATCTTGTTTGGCCAGGTATTAATTTGTTTAACTCGCCTGCATATTGTTTTAATTTAGAAGAATTAATTTTTAATTTATCTGCTTGTTTATCAAATTCTTGACTTAATGCTGCAGCTCTTGATGTACTAATTTTAAGTGATTCAGATAAGCCTCTATTTCGTTTTTCTAAAACGCTAACTTCTTCATATGTATCTTGTACGTTTTTAGCTAATGCTTTAAAAACGTTTTCTCGCATTACATCGCCAGCACCTTTTTCATATGTTGCAAATACTTGTTTCAATGCATTATTGAAATCATCTATAGTATTGCCATGGCGAGGCTGTTGTTTTAAACGTGCAATAAGTTTTGATTGATCGGTCATATGAATCATTCCATTTTATATAAATATTTACAATGGAGATTTTACGATTTTTTGACCTCGTTTAGCTTGTTGTTTAGATCGTTGTTGTTCTGCTCGAGCTTGTGCTTCCTCTGTCATTTTATTGATTTTTTTAATCCAAAATCGACGAAGATATACTGGCATATTATATAATGTTTCCCAGTCCCATCTACCAGCACCATACCATAGCAAATTAAATAAGCTTTCGTGATGTATTACTCGATCTTCTGGCTTAAAACCAAAAAAAGTCTGTCCCAATTGGAAACCCGGCGATGAAGGTGCTCCCATTCTCACCTTCAAACTCATACTGCATATCTAAGTTTGGAACATTCTCTGCTACATATGTACGGAATTTTTTTGCATCTCGTGCTAAAAATTCATAACGTATAAAGTTTTTAATGTCTTCTAAATTTCTAGTTTCATTGATTTGAGTAATCGTTCGTTCTAAAAATTCAGATATTTTTAAATCTTCACCATCGCCGGTAGATAAGAATCGAAATTTTAATTTTACATCATGAGATACATTATAATCAAATTCACCATTTGCATCTGATTCTAATTCAAATTGTTTTGGTAAAATTTTAGTTAAGTCAATGACACGATTCAATTCTTTTTGAGTCTTAGGATCTTTAACTATTACTGGATATTCTTTTCCGTAGCTCAATATGCGAGCAGCAATAATCAATCCATTTTTGTCTATCTTAGAAATAGTAGAATAATCAACAGGAGTTACAATCAATGCTTCTAACAATTTATCTAATACCACACCTTCTCGCATATATGATGGATTAGTTAAGATATCTTCATCATAAGCAGTCATGTAACGCATTTCAATAGTACCAGGTCGAAGTGGATGATCTTTTGGATAAACTTTCCCTCGCGTAACTAATTGAACAATTTCACTTGGAATTGTTTTGCGTTTGTCTTGTTCGTATTGTTTTTTTGCTAATAATACTAAATCTTGATTTGAAACTCGGTCTGTCATTCCGCTCATTTAAAACTCCTATAACTTTATTATAAATATGTGCGAACATAAAAAATGGGGGCAAATACCCCCATTAAACAGTGATTCTTAATATTGATGAATTGCGTAATCGTATTTCAATGTTAATTCGATTGTTACAGCATCTTCTGTTCCCCAATCCATCTGTCCAAAGTTTGCATCTAAAATAAATGCACCTTTTAATGTCCAGTTTTCAATCTTTTCACCTAGGGCTGATAATGCATAAAATTCAACATCGCGTTTGTAATCAGAAGAATATCCATCACGACCTGTTAATGATTCATGATGAAAACGAATCCATTCCATTACGGTTTGTGCACCTTCTGCGGTTACTGGATCATATAAAGTAATAGAAACATCGTTCCAACGTGATTTTCCTTTTACTTTGCGATCAATGTTGATGTGATCTAAAACAATTTCACCGTTAGTGATACTAGGACGAGCTGCTGCTTTAACTAGGTATGCAGGAATATTTGTACCTGCTAATTGCATAATAAAACGATTGGTATATTTCGGTTCCCACGAAAACGCACTATTGAATAAATCGTCTTGACTAATATCCGGTAAAGTTGGAGTCAATGCCATGTTATATCCTCTTTTTTCTTTTTATATAAATATGAGCGAAAGTAAAAAAGGTAGAACCGAAGTCCTACCTTTCTTTTTTGTTTAACCTAATACTATTCAGGGAAACTTGCTCCTGTTGGTTGAATATTAAAGTCTAATACAATAAATTCAGCCGTTCTAGTTGGTTGAAGGAATAATTGACCATATAAAATATTTTGATCAATCATATCCGGAGTGTTATTTGATTGGTCCATAACAACACGGAATTGATATAATCCTTGGCGATTTTTCACGCTTTCTAAATAAGGATTAACAATTGCTAAGAAACGCAAACGAGTTGCATCTGTATTTTGTTCGAACACTAAATAACGAGTTGAAGATGCAATAAATTTCTTAACTGCAATCAACAAACGACGTACATTTACGCGGTCTAATGCACTTGGTCGAGCCTGTAGTGTCTTTTGACCCCAAATTACTACTCCTTCGTTAGGGAAGTTCGCAATAGGGTTAACACGTGCATCATACAATGTATCACGATTTGCTTGTGACAATCTTGTATATGTATCAGATACGCGAGTCAAACCACCACGATTTAAACCAGCTGGTGCATACCATGGTTGAGCTACAGTATCATTAAATGCTAATGCACCTGGAACTACAACTGAAGGTGGTACCCATAATGGAACGTTATTTGAAGGATTGGTAATTCTTACCCATGGCCAATAAGTTGCAGTATAGCTACTATCGAAGCTTGTTACTTGATTTACTACAGTTGCAATATTATCAGTCAATGCATTTGAATCCATTACATAGAATGTATCTTGACGATTTTCTACTAAATTTTGAGCTAAATTGGTTACTGCTGAATGAAGACTTGCAACGATACCTGGAGTAACTAACAAGTTCATATCATAATAATCAGTATTGCTCAATAAACCAAATGCTTTGTTATATGCAACAGTACCAGTAGCATTTGCACTTGAACAATCAAACCCAAATGTGTTAGATGCTGCAATATTCGTACCTGAATATTTTTTCAAGTTTGGTTTAGCACCATCAAATCCACCTTGGAATGGAACAACAAATTTACGAGTTGTTAATGCAACGTTATTAGTAAATGAACCACTTACTAAAGCAGTTTCTAATGAGCCAGAATATGCAGTTGCTAATGTTGGGAAACCAACTTGTGAATCTTGGCTAACATCACCTAAATAGAAATCAACACTACTACCAGTTGTTGAACCCGAAGTAGGGATAGCTCCTAAATAAGCCATATTACTTGCAACACCAAAATTGAATCCTAACAAGTTATTTGTACTAAATTGTCCTGCAACAACTTGTGATGTTAAATACTGAGCCGCACGTAAATTTAATGAACCTGATGCATTTGGAATAGTTGAAGAAGGAGCGCGGAAACCAAATGGGAACAATGTCTTTTCATTTGTCTTGTTTGAAACGCCTTCTGTTACTTCTACTCTAATATATCTAGATTGATTTGGATAATCTCCGTAAATAACTAAATCACCATCATTTGTTACTACTTGATAACGATCACCAATCACTCTTGCAATATAACGAGGTGATGTTGGATCTAAGTTAACATTTAAGAATGATTCAACTGCTGGAGAAGAATCTGTATCAGTAATCAATCCGTAAACTGAATTAGGAATGTTTGCTGTATTTACTCTGCGAACTTCAACTGTAAATGTTGGATATCCATTTGGATCAGATACTTCCGTTGATGTTTTGATGTCTCTGATTGCAACTTTTGTTTCATAGTTAACATTGTTACCATGAGATAAAGTATGGAATCTAAGCAAGTTCTTAACTACGCTACCAATTTTTTGCGAAGTAATCCATGGGGTTACTGCAGTTTGGTAATCTTGTAAAAATTCATAATTTGAAAGAATTGCTAACTCTGTAGTTACTTGTCCTAAGTTTGCAAATAAGCCATATGCAGTTGGGTTCTCATATTGAACGTAAACTGGATAATCAATTGACTTTGGAGAATTTCCAAATACTGTTGATACATACTTATTGCTTGTTGAAACAATTGATCCTGAAATTGCAACTCCTTCAGAAACTAAGAATGAACCATCAAATCCAATAGCTGAATCTGAACCTGCTGCATAAGATCCTGAAATTTTAATTGCAAATGAACCAGAGCCAGCATCTTGCAATACTGAATCTTCAAATAATGCTGTCGCACCTGTAGTTGTTACTGCCTGAGTTGGATGTAATACGTGCGTTACAACTTGAACTGCTGATGCACCAGAACCTGATTTTGCAATAATTGCTAATGCACCGTTTGTTAATTTATATCCATCTTCATACAATAAACGTGTTACTGTAATAACTCCACCACCTTGACGTAAATAATCTTCTACAACGAATGGTACATATGAATCATCTGTATATGATCCGAATGTTGCTGTAAATTCTGAAAAACTACGTACTTGTGTAGGAATTAATGCAGGTCCTTTTTGCGTAGGACCAACGATTGCTGCACCTATTTGTGCAACGCCACCAGCTAAAAACGATTGATCTACTTCATTCGTAAATACACCTGGCGATACTAATCTTTCTGCCATTTAATACTCCTATGATTTTTTAATAATAAATATGGGTTTATTGCGTCAAACCTGAATCTGGAGTAAATATGCCTTCGGCTATGTTGATTTGTCCGTCACCATAACGTTCACGCATTTTTTCTATCAATTCTTGTTCTTGTTCACGCAATGATTCAAATTCTGCATATAACCGTTCTTGCTCTGCGTTTAAGAAGTCTAATCGACGAGTCATAGCCATTTGTTCCAATGCTACACTACCTAGTTGAGACGCATTCTTAGCAAACGATTCTCGCAGATTTTGAAGTGATTCTAGATGTTCTTTATCTAGTTTTCTTGATGTTGTTGTCATAAGTTGTCCTTTCATTATATTATATGTAAATAATTACATGAATCCAAATATACGAACATAAAAAAAGCGAGCCATTTCTGACTCGCTAATTTGTTTTTGAATTTCAATTATTCTGCAATAACTTCAACTTCAAATGTCTCTGGATTGATTGTGCACTTGCCATACTTCTCAAAGATCTCTTTGCTAAAATCTTTTTCTTTGCCTGCGGCTTCTTCTAAGAATTTTTTAGCATTTTCTTTGCGTTCTGCTAATTGCAATTTAATCAATTCAATTTCGCCTAATTCAACTACAATACCACGTTGCATGTTACGAAGTTCTTGTAATAACTTTTGTTCTTCTTCAGTTAAAAACTTTTTTTCGGTTGATTCCATAATAACTTGTTTGTTTTATATTAGATAATGTTAAATGTACAATCTGGTTGTTTTGCTTCCAAATCTGCTTTTACATATTGGTCTAAAGATTCAATCAATGCAGCATATGGATTATCCAATGATGATGTTGGAAGAACATCTAAATCAATGTTGTTATAGTAAAGATTATCTACTGTATAAAAACCTGGGTTCATTGGGCCAGGCATTGGTGTACTACCTGATGTCGTTAATACAACTTGTGCTTGTAGATTCAATACGTTGCGATAAGGTAGATTTGGACACATTAAAATTTCTGGATTAACGGCAAATGTTCCATTAGTTAATTTAAATGATCCTGTTACTTGTAAAGCCATGATATATTTCCTTTATTCTTTAATATAAATATAAGTATAATTTAATTTCTATCCAAATACTACCATTGGTAAATAATATGTAGTATGATTAAAATATGTATTTTGGGGTGGAGTAACTGCATGTTCTGTATATGTTACATCATTCAAATCAAATACATTTTGACGGCTTGGCAAATTATTCCACCATGTAAAATGAGCTCCTGATTTAGATAATGCAGGTACATGTTGTGCAAATTCTTTGTAATGGATATCGCCATACGTGTCAAAGAATATGCCATCATATGTTGATAATGTATCTACACAATCATACCAATCCGAAAATATTAACGTTACATTGGGTTTATCTGCAGACCATTCTTGAGCACGAGCAAATATTTCGGGATGTATTTCTATGATGGTATGTGATGCCGGGTTGAGTTGTTGGATATATGTTGATGAAATACCCATTCCGAAACCAACTTCTAATATATCGCCTTGATTGTGACATACTACTTCTGCATGAGCTTGCATTAATGGAGCTTCCCAATCCATCATTACTTGTTCTACTTCAAACATTGCAATGCTCGATGAAAATGCAATTTGGTGCGGCTCAAATATAAGTGTAGTGTTTTTCATTATTGGTATGTTATTTCTAATTGAGGTGTATCAAAATATACTGAGTAAAAAGTATTAAGTGCCGGGGCTGTATCATTACGATCATGATAAGTAAGTATAGCCATACTATATGCAGAAGGATGCGTATTAGCAGTATTAATTGCAGCAGAACTAAAACCTAATTCATATAATCCAGTGTTGTCTATAGTATCGGTAGCATATTCGTCTAGATTTCCTTGTTGATATACTAGAGAATAATCTGAATCATTTGGTGTTGAGAATGAAAATGTACTGCCTCCTAAATCCAAAACATATATTTGATTTGGGGTTGCTGAAGTAGTAATAGAAGTTACATTTAGTTTTAGTTTTGCACTTAATATCGTATATGCAGAATAACTACTTAAATCAAATTGTACATTAGTTCTAGTATTAAAATAATTTGTGCCAGTTCTTCCAGGAACAGCAGATGCATCTGCAGCTAGATTAAATATACTAGAAACAATAGAACTTAATGCGTTTACTGCAACAGTCCAAGAAGGATTTCCAGCAGTGTACACTGCATATTTTGTAGCACTCAACGTTGCAGTTTGAATAGGCGGCCCAGCAGATATTCCAGCAACTTTTGCAATAGATGCTTTTGTGATTCCATCTACCTTAACGATAGAACTCCAAGCAGTACCATTTAATTTACTTATTGACATATTATAACTCTATCCAAGTTGCATCTGGTTTGAAATAAATTGTAGTATCATCTTGCAAACTCCAGTTATGTCCAATTAATCTAACAAATTGACCTGTACTCGATGGAGCTGTTTCTGTTACATATCCTGCAGTAGGAGAAATGTATAATGGCTTACCTGGAGTTGATGATGATGATTGACCATGATATGTTGTATTAACAAATCCTTCTAGCAAAATAGCTAAGTCAGATGATCCAGCACTTAAACATATACCTAACAATGACGTAGATGATGTAATATTATCAGCATCTGCTAATGCCCATTGATTATTCGTGCTCGTTTTATAAACTAGTTGCCCAACTTGGATTGATGTAGTTGCTGATTGTTTATATACAACAGTTCCATTGAAATAACTATCACCTCCAGCAATATTCCAACTGCTTACATCTACACCGTTTATAACAGATGTAACACCTTGTCTAGGTGTTTTAGTTCCTCCGGTTATATTTCCTGGACCTGTATCGCCAGCTGAAAAAGTTTGACCATCAAATGTAAGAGTGCCGCTACCGGCATATAAAGCTCCATCTGCATAGATATCACCGGTGGTATGTAAACTATATACAGGCGTAGTTGTACCAATACCAACAACGCCTCCAAAATATGAAGTATATAAATTTGAAATGTTTGCTGGATCTAAATAGTATCCTGTATTATCAGCATCATAGAATGTACTAGCATAAATATCTCCAGCATAATAATTCTCAGTGCCAGATGCAGCATTCCATACTGTGTTTTGTGCAGTCGATGTTGGCGAAACTGATTGACCATTACTTGTATATGTACTTGCTTGTGGAGATGGAGTAAAGTTTCGGCTTAGTTTAAAAAAATAAGTTCCGCCGCCGCGCAACCAAATAACTTCTGTACTTGATTGAGTCATTTGTGTTATACCACCACAAATTGTTGTAGAAGCCCAATTTTCATGATATTGTTGTACTTTACGTTTAACTTGAGTTGTACCCCAGCCCGATCCATTTGTTATCCATCGCACGTTTAATGTAAATCCTGCAGGATGTGTTGCCCAACTTGGAACATTTGAGTTCAAATTGTTTTGAACTTGTATTAATACTGGTTCAGTACCAATTGGAATAATTACCGGATAATAGTTAGATGTACTATATGTGCCAGTATTGGACATATCAACTGTGTAACTTTTATAAAGTTCTAAGTTACCATCACTTGTTGTGATATATCCATTTACGTCAAGTTTTGAAGAAGGACTAGTAGTATTAATCCCTACATCACCTCCGGGTGAAATATACATTTTAGTACTAGATGCACCATTTGTCCAAAATGCAATTCCTCGACCTGTTGCTGATGCTATATATAAACCATCTGAAGTGCTTTGATGACCAAATATTCTGTTATACCCATCTGTATTTCCTCCAAAGCCAATAACACCATATCCGGCATATGTTCCATCTGTTCCAATTATAGCTTTTGCACCAGAACCAAATCTACCTTCACCTACAACGTCTAATTTATATCCTGGATTAGTAGTGCCAATACCTACAGCACCACCATCGGGTTGTAACGAGATAGCACTAACATTATTGGTCATTTTTAATATACCAACATTCGATGAATTGGTTGCTTGAAAATATGTTGTTCCATTATACCAATATGTTGAATAACCAGTAACATACATTTCATTATTGAAACCGGAAGTACCGTTTACTTCTAGTTTATATATTGGGTTAGTAGTGCCAATACCAACATTTCCACTAGTAATACGTAATCTATCAGCACCACTTTCTCTAAATGCAATTGCTCCATTATCACTATATATTTCAGCTGTTGTATACCCTGCTCTATGTAATGAAATTGCTGCAGTCAAACCGCTTTCAGCTCGTACTTCAATTGTATTATTATCCCAACTAGGAGTTCCTGATACTCCTCCGTTAACTACGAGTTTATTTCCTGGATTTGTTATACCAATACCTACGTTTCCGCCGGCGGCGATAGTCATTCGTACAGATGTATTAGTAAAGAAGTCCATTGCAGCATTAGTCATTCCATAAAGGAATGGTCTTGAACCATCTGCACCTATTCTAAACAATGCAGTACCATTTTGCCTATATTCAGTAAATGTACCACTTGCTGCATCTAAAGTATTTGTTCTATAATTTGATATTACCGTAGGACTTGTTGTACCAATACCTACATTACCTGACGTATCAAGAAACATTCTATCCCAAGTTCCATTTGAACCTAATGATAAAGCATTTCCTGATTGGCCCATAACTATTG